CTAAACCTGCAAATAAGCAGAAGATGTTGAATTATTTCATTCAATATAAACTAACCAATCTTATGGATGTGATTGAGGATTTTTAATGAAAAATATGTATGAAGTTTTTGACGAATTTGAATTGGCTAAAAACAAAAAAGAACGAATGTCTGTAATTGAAAGAAATTTGAGTAAAACCTTAGTTCAAGTTTTGGAATTGGCATTTCATCCTCAATACCAATGGTTGAATCATGAAATTCCACAAGGATATCAGATAAAATCTATTCCTGCTGGAATGGGTTATGCTCAACTTTCAACCGAGATCCGTAAATTGTATATGTTCCGCCGTGGTGATCCGACTGCTGAGAAATTGACACCAAAAAAGCGTGAACAACTATTGGTTGAATATTTACAAAATTTAGAACCAAGAGAAGCTGAAGTTGTTATTGGTATTTTCAATAAAGACTTGGGTGTTACTGGTTTAGATTACAAATTTGTTAAAGAAGCATTCCCGGCGATGTTGCCATAATAAGGAGTTAGTAAGTGCCAAAATATGTAGAAAAGTTTCGCAAGGAAAAAGACTACAACGATGATTATGCATTTAAAGCAAATACATATGACCGTAAACAGCGAGACAAACAAAGAGAATCAAAAAAACAGGCAAAACATTTTGATTCATATGATTACGACTGGTATCAAGAAAGTCGTAAGCACAGAAAATGATGTTGTAAAAAAACAACACTCGGCTTGACAAAAACTGGAATCTCCGTATAATACAAGACTTGTATGGAGATTTTATGTTTATTCACGGTAGTATTCCCAAATCTAAAAAACGCAAAGTTCCTAAGGCTCAACAGGCTCAGTATGACGCATGGTTAAAATCCATCGAGGATATGAAACCCAAGTCACTGAGTAAATTTACTCAGCGTACCGAAATCAAAAGTCCTGTTGTTACAGGCGTTTTTGTTCGGGAAACTCGTAAAATCGAATCTTTGAATACAGGACTCGGCGTTGCCACAAAATCTGCACCAAAAGTCTATACAGGAACCGCAATGAAAGGTATTGCAACCATGCATAAGAGCAATGCAGTGCCGGTTTTTACGGATGAACAAGCAAAAGACATTTCAAACATGAGGCGATAATGAAAAAACTCAATTTTACAGTAAAACTACAACGTCCGGTGTGTCGAACACCAATCAAACCAGTTCAAGTGCATAAACCTGTCGTTTTTAATGCACGTAAAGAAAAGCATAAACGCAATTTGTCGCATTATTTGAACGGAGATGCATAAAATGACAGAATTTTTGACGCAAAGTGACAACCGACTGATGGAACCACTCAAGATTGACCAAGATGCAGTCAAAAGTCTCATTGAAGTCACTAAAATGTGGGCCAATCTCACTCAATTTGAGCAGGACCAAGAAAATTATGAAAAACTTAAACATCAATATGAATGACCGTTCTTGGCCAGCAATTATTGAAGATGCTCCAGACGGATCCGGCGATGGAATTCTAACTTTTCCTCCGGAACTAATTGAAATTACTGGATGGGTAGAAGGAACTAAACTAAACCTTGAAGTAAAAGACGGTTGTCTCTATATTACTGAAATTTAGTTGTAAAAATACAACACCACTTGACAAAACCTAGAATTATTGTATAATACATACATATTCATTAGGACTTATTATGTTACTTACTCAATCCAAGTCACTTTTGGCCAAACTCATGGCCACCGAAAATCTTCACATTGAACAACGCAACGTTTCTACTGCATCCTTTGATGTTCAGAATCGTGTTTTGACTATTCCTGTTCTAAACAAAGACATTACAAACGACCAATACGACCTTTTCATTGGTCATGAAGTCGGCCACGCACTTTTTACTCCATTGGATGGTCTTAAAAAGGCATTTGAAGAAAAAATGTCTATGTCCGTGCTGAATGTTGTTGAAGATTCTCGCATCGAACGCAAAATCAAGTCAAAATATCCTGGTTTGCGCCAGTCCTTCATTCGTGCATACAAGGATTTGCTTGAAAAAGACTTTTTTGGCACCAAAGATGAAGACCTGAACAAATTAAACTTCATTGACCGCATCAATTTGTATTGCAAAGGCGGTGTTGACCTTGGTATTTTGTTCTCCGATGAAGAAAAAATCATCTTGGATGAAGTGGAAAACACTGTAACCTATGATGATGTTATGCGTGTCGCTAAAAAAATCTGCGATAACATGACGGAAGAAGAAAAAAATCGTCCTAGTCCTACAAATCCTAATGATTATGAGTATGATGAAGACGGAAATGAAACAGAACCTGGCGATCCAAATGGTGAATCTGCTGAAAATGGTGATTCTGGCCAAAAAAATGAATCGGATAATTCTGAAGGACAATCAGAATCTTCTAATGGTGATGCAAAATCTCAAAAAGAAGAATCTAGTGATGACGGACAGACGAAAAATGAGACTAAAGGTGCTGCCGGTCAATCCGGTGCTAACACCAAGACTCCCATTTCTCACACCGATGAAGCGTTCCGCAGGAATGAACACAAATTGTTCTCAAATGATGGTCGTAAATATGCATATGGCAATGTTCCCAAGTTAAAGATTGACGAAATTATTGTTGACCACAAACTGCTGTGGAATCGTTATCGTTTGGATGTGCAAACCAAAGTTGACCATGCCAAATGGGTCAACGGTGGTTATGAATTGCCTGATGGCCGCAATGGTGCCGATAAAAAGGCCTATCAAAAGTTGCGTGAAGAATCCAAGAAAGTTGTTGGTTACTTGGTGAAAGAATTTGAACTGCGTAAAAATGCGGATCAAATGAAACGTGCATCCGTTGCCAAAACTGGTGAATTGAATATGTCTAAAATCTATTCTTATGGTTTTAGTGAAGATATCTTCAAGAAGATTTCAGTTGTACCTAACGGCAAGTCTCACGGCTTGGTTATGTTCATTGACTGGTCTGGTTCAATGCACAACCACATTGATAACACCATCCGTCAATTGTTGAATCTGGTTATGTTCTGTAAGAAAGTTAACATTCCTTATGATGTTTATGCTTTCACACAAGCATATGACAAAAATGCCCGTGTTCATCCTAAGAAAGATGATATGGTACTGGGTGAATTCTCTTTGATGAATCTGTTGTCTAGTCGTATGTCAGCAAGCGAATATTCATATGCCGCTTCTGCTTTGTTGGCTTTCCATAATCGTTACTGTGTCAAACCTGACTGGTTCGGTCTTTCTGGTACTCCATTGAATGAAGCTGTTGTTGCCGCTATGGAAATTGTTCCCAAGTTCCGTAAAGACAATCGTTTGCAAATTGTGAATACCGTATTCTTGACCGATGGTGATGGCCAAAAATCATTGTATGCATATGATTCTACTGGTCGTTATACGAGCCGACAAAGTAATACAACTTTTGTTATTCGTGACCCCGTAACTAAACATGAAGAATATGTTGAGGATGGTTACAGCCGTGAATTGACTGCCGCTTACATCAAACTGTTGAAGGCACGTACCAATGCACATGTGGTTGGTTTCTATGTTCTTTCTGGTCGTGATTTTGGTTATCAAATGCACCACTTTTCTGATGCTGAAACCACTGCTGAACAGGATGAATTCAAGAAGAAATTCCGCAGTAATAAGTATCAAGTCGTAACTTCTGAAGGTTATGATGAATACTACCTACTATATGCAGAAGGTCTGGAAACAGATGATGATGCAGAATTTGAAGTGAAAGAAAATGCAACAACCCGTGGTTTTGTATCTGCTTTCTCCAAATACAATAACAACCGTAAAGCCAACCGAGTGGTATTGAACCGCTTTATTGGACTGATTGCTTAAGGATTATTATGAGCGAAATTATAATGATGTATAGCCACAGAAATAAAAGAACCGAAGTCATCAGAGAAGATGATGGTACATATACCGTTGTCTTCTTTGCAAACGGTACTTGGATGCATGAAACCATTTCCACTAACGTAAACGAAGCCAAGCGATTGGCCGAAAGCTACGTTAATATTGGTCCTGCTGAATTCTTATCTGAATAAGATTAGAACCAAGGCGCAACGCCTTTTTTCTCATACTGACGAACCCAATAATCAACTTCAGCGGCACTTTGAACACCTTTAGAAGCAATGAATCTTTCAAGACCTTTGCTATAAGTATTTGCATCAAATAAATTTTTGAAGAATTTAGAAATTACATTAAACATTTTATCCACCCTAGTAGTAACGATATTAGTATTTATACTAACTTATGTTGCAACGCACAAAAAGAAAGAAAATTATGATTACACCATTAAAAGACCGAGTTATCATCGAGTTGATTCAAAAAGAAACCACCACAGCAAGTGGTATTGTTTTGTCCAGTGCCGACCCAACCGAAGCCAATCGTGGTAAAGTTCTTGCAGTTGGTTCAGAAGTTATTGCCGTGGCCGTTGGAGATGTTATACTTGCTAACTGGAACAAAGCAACCAAATCAAAGGTAGACCAAGATGAGTTTTACATTATTAAAGAAGAAGATATCATTGCTGTTTTCGAGGATTAATTACTGGTTTTCCAGCGCCTCCGGAACCTCCTGCACCCAAAACTGTAACCAAGGACGTAACTGCACATGCAAGTAATTCCGCATCAACCGCATAAACCCTTGGTGACCAGAACACCTTTTGACCAATTAAGCAACCTAGACCGTTTCAAAGAATCCCTAGAAAAAGACAAACCGGAGTCTCAGTTATTCCAAGAGGAATGCAAAGAACTCAAGTTGAAGGTCAAGAGAGCGGTTTCTACATTGTTTACTGATTTTCGTTTTGGTGTCCGGGAACAAATGTCAATACAATTGATTCTCTCTGGAGGTTCCATATCGTCCTTATACCATGGAGAAAACGTAAAGGACTATGACTTCTGGTGCAGAGATT